GCGCAAAAGATTGCACTTACTAAAGAACTAGTTAATTTCATGGCCGATCGTAAAGATTATCCAGAATGGGATAATGCATTAAAGACCGCAGAGTATGTGTTAAAGAAAAATGCGGATCCCAATTTTGCTACTGCCGCTATACAAAAACTACGTGCAGGACAACGCATGGATCTGAATCCAGCAGGATTGAAGGAAGCATGGAAGATTTATTATCTAAACATGCTTATTGAAGGCGCAGGTTTAACTTGGAAAGATTTAGGTCTTTCAGTATTACTTGAATCTACTAGCAGGAAATACATGATAGTAGAATCACGATATCTTAAACTTAACAATATTTTCGAAAGCATTTTAGAAGCAGAATCAGGTAAGTTAAGTATATCTCAATATCTTAAGAATCAATGGTACCCTCAATATATGAAGGGTGTAAATTATGCTGTGAATCAAGCAGTCATTGATAAGGGCATTGATGCAGTTCAAGCAACATATGCTAAGGACAGAGGTCGCGGCGCACTAGAAAAATTAGCACAAGTAAGTTATGCTGTATCTAAGGGTAATGTACCCGCAGGCGCCGCAAATATTGTAGGTAAAGATGCAGGAGCAGCCGGAGATAAGGCTGCAAGTACAGAACCCGCTCAAGCCGCACAATCACAAGCACAATCACAAGCAGCTGCTCAACCGGCACAAGGTGCAATGAACAGTCATCAGATGGCTGAACTAGTTAAGAGTACAATGGCTAAGTTAAAGAGTGTTGATGCTAAACTATATGCAGAAACTATGAAAGAGTTATCATCAGGTACTCCTACACAGGGACTTGATGCTAAGGCTGCACCTAGCGCGGCACCTGCAGAAAAGCCAGGATTCGTTGACAGACCTGCGGCAGCACCTGCGGCAGCACCTGCGGCAGCACCCGCTCAGAAAGTAGCAGAATCAAAAATTCGTAGATTCAGATGAACTTAGCAGAAAGCCTATCAGCACTAGCATCTAAGTTACAGACCTTAGAAATCGTAAAAGAGGATAAGGGACACCTAGACCATCCTGAGGACCTTGTGTTTTTAGGAGATGTTGAGGGTGCTAAACGAGCATTAGACGCTATACAAAGAACTATAAAGACTCCTGATACCGTTACTATTAAATGGGACGGATATCCAGCATTGATATTTGGCCGAGGTGTTAACGGTAAGTTTAGCATCATGGACAAGCACATGTTTAATAAGAAAGACGGCACAGGCAGACAAGTGTTTAGCCCTGAGCAGTTTGTTCAATACGATCAGGCACGTGGTGTAGACCGAGTAGGACTACATCAACTTATTGCTGAAATATGGCCTGGACTTGAGAAGGCAGATAAAGGTAAAGGATTCTATTGGGGCGACTTGTTATTCAGTCAACCATTAGAAGAAAAAGACGGTGTATATACTTTTAGGGCTAATCCTAATGGTATAACATACACAGTGGATCCTAATAGTGAAGTCGGTAAGTTAATGGCTGGTAAAACTGCTGGAATAGCAGTACACCAATTCATACCTGCTGACGCTGCCTCAACGGACGATGCGACTCCATTAAATGGGACTATAGGTAACTTAAACAATATTGCTATTGTTCCTAGTAAGATGCCTATAACTCCCAAACTCAAGTTAGACAGTGGTCTAGTAAACGAAGTTAAAAAAGCAATAAATCAGTATGGGGCAGCCGTTCAGAAATTAATGACTACTGCTCCACAAGCACGTAATACGTTTAATCAACTGTTTACAACTTATATCAATAAGCGTATTGTATCTGGAGATTTAAGCAATCTCCTTGACGGGTTTAAAGAATACGTTGCTTCAAGACCCATGACAGAGCGCATGAAAGCAAAGATAGATAATCATTTTGCAGAAAATGAAGAGGGTTTGATAGGGGCATTTACTCTATGGATCGCCATCTACAATCTGAAAATGAGTGTTGTAAAGCAGTTAGATCAGGCTGCAAAATCTAGCCCAGTCAAGGGTTATCTACAAGACGGTACTGAGACACAAGAAGGATTCGTTGCTCAGGGTCTAAAATTTGTAGACCGTATGGGCTTTAGCCGTCAAAATCTTGCCGGCCGGTAATACCAAAACCGACATTTTTTTATACCAGGCATAAATAATAGTATGAACCTCGCGGGGTTCAAACTAACTTAAAGGAATAAACAAAATGGCACAATTTACACGTACTCATGGTGACTTTAAACCAGTATTATGGCTTGATCAACCAGACTATACAACCGGCGCAGTTAACGCTGTTTCTTCAGCATTAACAGTTCAGCCACAAGGTCCAAAACTTGATTTCTTCACAATCGAGTTGGCAGACGTTGCAGCTAACACAACTATTGCATTACAGACAATTCAGTGCGTTCAGCAATTAGCAACAATTCATATCTATGAATTTACTGATACAACTACTGACACATTGGCTCTTGCTGTATATCCAACAGGTGCATGGAACACAACAAGTCTTGCAGCCGCAGTTGACGCAGCCACTGGTGGTACTTCAACAGTTACCGCAGAAGCAACATTCACAAACTAATCTTTAGTTTGAGTTGAAACAAGAACCCGGGATTTATTCCCGGGTTTTTTTACCTCTCTAAATACAGCATGCCTCATAAAATATGCTGTTATACATTGTTTGATATCACAAACACTGGAATACCCAACAGGTCTAAAGCACCATTGGATGTTGATGCAGCTGTGTGGATGCATAAGAGAAATACTCAGTCTAATTTCGATACTGTGTTACAGGGCATATCATTAAGGTCTCAGCCTGAAGTTACATTGTATCCTGTACGTACTGATATAAGATTTGACGAATTTGAAAATTTTGGTTTTTTATATCATCAGAAAGAAAACGAAACATATCCCATGTGGCAGTTCGAATTTGAAGTACAGCATGCTAGCGTATTCGAAAACGGTATAGAAGAATTGGGTTCGCTTTACACAGATTGCGATGGTATACCCATGATTAAGTGTGGTACAGAATGGACAGAATTACCTACATTTTTAGATACCACACCCGAACTTAGGAATATATACTTTAAACTATTATGAGAGACCAAAACAAAGTAGAGAAATTTTTCGTTAAGGAGTTAGCCTCTGAACTTTCCGAGGTTTTTATAGTTGACTACGATGATGGTAGTTATGAACTTTTTAACAAATATAGGGTAGAACCTCAAACCACTGGACTATTTAAAGTCGTGCATTTTACAGTATCAGAGGAACATATGTTTAGTTCCAAAAAGCATGCCTTTACCTGGTGCATATTTGACAAGTACAAGAAGATTAAAGAGTCTAACCGTATTGAGGAACTAGATTTACTGTTGAGCGGGTTAGATGTATCTATGGCCCAACAGAAGAAATTGCTTGCTAAAGCAAAAGACAACGAAACTAAACTTATCTATTTGGCTAAACTTCAAGAGGCCAAACGTAAGAGAAATGCAATGATTAAAGAGATTAATTCCTATATAAATATATCTAGACATTGGCAGAGCAGTAAGTTCACCAATAAACAACCTAAATAATATAGGATTCAGATAAATACTATATCAGGACTGGAAAAACATACTATGAGACTAACAGATTTAGAACATAAAAACTATGCTACTACAGCATTGAAAGAAAATTTTGAAATGTCGCTTGACACTACAAAATTGGATAAGATTAAAACAAAGACAATGCTTAGTAAAGTTTCTTCATTAATGCAAGAAGCACAAAAAGCCCCTGACTTCTATAAGAGTCAAGGAAGTGCTCCATATATGAAGTTAGTATTTATGGAGCAAGCATTACGTCAGCACTTCCAAGAGTTAATGAAAACTCCTACACGTATTGTTGTAGAGAATGAAGAAGTTGAAAAGTCACAAGTTGTTCTTGCCGCACAAGACATGGTTGATACTGTGCAGAAAATGTTAGAAGATGTTGGTCAAATGCAAGTTAAAGAATTACCTGCATTAGTAGATAGTATCGAATCTGAAATAGGCGTTACTGAAGCACAAGGTTATAACGAGTTAGTATCTGCACAACTTGATGCATTAAGCGGTGCATTGAAAGAAGCATTCACACAGATGAAGG